TTTTTTTTTCAAGCAGAAGACGGCATACGAGATCATGCCTAGTCTCGTGGGCTCGGAGATGTGTATAAGAGACAGATATATTGATAATCCTTTTAGCACTCTGCCTCTTTTTTTACAAATAGGCGCGAGAGGCCAAGCAATTGTAATCGGCAATATTTATCAAAACCCAGAGCTATTAAAATGTCCACCCGCCAAATCCTAACCGGCATTCAAATATCGGCAGTCGTAATTATCGGCTGTTGCGTGATACTGCTTTTATGGGGAAATTATCCTCTCACCATGAGAGTAATCATCGGGACACTTGCTCTTTTAAATCTGTATATTTCAAAAATTGTACAGGATATTTTGAAGTTGCTTAAATGAAGAAATGGGCTGGTAAACATGATTGTTGTATAGAATGTAGAACGATTGATTATAAGTATTTGGGTAACGGTTTATGTAGAAAGTGTTACAAGAAACAAGCTAACGCAAAATTTTGGCTTCAATACAAAAAAAAGATTGGTGCTTTAGAAATCGCAAAAAAAACTAAGGCATATTACAATAAACATAAAAAAGTAATAAATGTACGCCGCCGAGAACTTTATCATGCTAAACCTCTTGATGAAAGAATAATGCCTACCAAAAAATATGTGGCAGAAAATCGAGAAATAATCAATTTACGAAGAAGAATCTCCCGAAAACGCAAAAAACATGAAAATATCCTTAAAAGCTGGATCGGGCTTAAAATTAGCCAAGAGTACGAATGATTATAGTTTAATAACTGGTTCGGCGGTACATCTGCACGACACGGCTTGGCCGGGGTGTCCATCACTCGGCGGACTATCCCACCGAAATTCAACTCCTTCGCGATCAAAATGAGACGGCACCGCATTTGGGTATAAACCGTCAGGATCTCCTCTTACGCGCTCATCAAGAGACGTACGCCATATATATGACTCTACGCCCGCGCTGCGCTGCCTAAGTTGCGTCAGCTGCCCGTTAAGCTTCCCGACCTGATCCTTGGCTATTAGATTAGCCCTACGCCTTTGAACGCCGTAGCGGGCCCGTAATTGCGCCGAAATATCGGTAGGTCGCGTTCCCTGCTGAAAACCACGTAAAACTATACCTTGCAAGTCCGATAATGATTGAGTTTGCAGAGATTTGATTAGATCAACGTTTTGGTGAACAAAATTTCCGATACTTTCCTGCAGCCAAGGTTCTGCGGTCAAAAGATCAACCCCCAAAATACTTCGCATCATCTTTTTAAATTGACCGTTATTAAAGCCTGCTAATACATTCGCAAAACTAGACATTTTGCCAGCCATATTCGCTTTATCGATAAAATCATTACTAGTTAATGATATGGTTGCGAACGTCTTGGCGACATCCTCTGCAATGCTGTCTAATGTCATAGATGCAGCATCGGGTGTTACACCTGCTTGCTGTTTGAATAACCGCTCTAGATTTGGGATTACATTTTGAGTAACTTGCTCTTGAAAGTTGCTAACAATCGTACGTAGCAGCCGTGAATATAGTCCCTCAAGATTCTTAGGAAACAGCCACTTTGTCGGCTTGCCAAGTTTGCGTTTAGAAATGCCTAGCATCTTGCGCTGTGCAATAGCCTGTTGAATTGCAGCTTGTTTTTGTGATGGGATTTTAGCCATTTCTATTAACTGGTTGATTGAGCAGCCTGCGGATTATTTGCTGCCGGCTGCAGTGGTTCTGTCGTTGGCGGTGGTGGCTCTGTCGGCTCTGTCGGCTCTGTTGGTTCTTCTGGTTCTGGTTCTTCTGGTTCGTCATCTGGCGGTAGGTTACCTTCATCATCTCTAGCCTCAGACAATGTCGTTTCCGTAGAATAATTTCCTCCGCCAAATCGGCTTATTGCCACTTCTTCGGGCTGTAATACGCCAGAGGTAACATATTTAGTATCAGTATCTGCCTGCTTGTTACGTATATCCGCCTGTTGGATCGGATCAGGCTGCACAAGTGGTTTAAAGATTACATCCCATTCGCTATTTTGTAGACCTCTAATATCTGATGGCATCTCGCGTGATTTAATTATCAAACTAACAAGCCGATGCAAAACGGGGTGTAGATTGTCTGTCTGTTCGGATTTAATTGTATTATACCAAGATTCCAAATCTGTATCGCCACTGGCATTAAGCCCGCTTGGGGTCCTACCCATCAATACAACTTCTGGCATATCGATTGCGGCGCAGAGGGCCAATATAAACCTATCTAAAATATCCGTTAGTCCAGTTGTCGGAGTCGTTTTGTCTTCGTAATCTTCTTTTTTATCAAGTGCTATACTATTAAACCAAGACTTACAGCGAGCTATAGCGCGCAATCTCGCATTTATTTTGCTTTTGCCGTCCTCCCCTTTTTGCAACATATCCCGTAAATTCTCAAAGTGATAAACCCCTAAAATGTATTTATGGACTGCTTCAGCCAGATATTCATACGTTTGCCCGAGATTAGATAATTGCTTCCATGCCGCTGTAAAAATAGAATCGCCCCAAGAATTATTTGCCCGGCGCGCGGTTTCCGGCAATTCGACCCCATCCATCCTCAAAATGCGCGACTCGTGTATTTCTACCAGATTTTTAGCATTTTTATTGATTATTGGTGCTGACGTTAAACTTGGCGTTGGTGAGGTTACCGCAATTCTATAAAATTCAGGATCACCAAAATTTGCGCTAGTAGGGTCGGCATAAAAGTTTTCCTCTGGCAATGAAATATAGCTCCGATCTATAACATTTAGCCAATCAATGCTTTTAATGCGATTTTCATTGACAGGCTCATTGAAATCGCCACCATCATTAATGCCCATAATTATAATTGCGCCGCCATATAGTTTGGACCAGCGCACAAGATTGGCAAATTTTGATTTAGCTTTGAGAGTATTAAGCTTGGTCAATATTGTGGTATCAGGGTCGCCATTAACTGTAATCCATTCTCTGGTCATGTCCTTGGCAATTTTATCTATTATTTTGCGGGCAAAGCCATCTTGTATATATAGTGTTTGCAATACTCCAAACGATAAAAGCCCTTGAGCGTTAAAACTAACGCCGGGATTTTTAGCCTTAATGCCGCCTAATCCTGTTATATCATTATCCCATCCATCACTTTCCAATGATGATGTTGACTGTATTTCTTTTGTCACAGTAGGTTCTTCTACTGCAGCCAGCATGTCATCCATAGAAATTATGTCGCGTTTCGCGCCAAAGACCTTACTTGATACAGTTTTTAAAAACCCCATTTGTCGTCCCCCAATGCTCCCATATCGTAATCGCTTAATTCTAGCAGTAAATCAGACCAAAGCCAAACATAAGCATCAAGGCGGTTTGGAGATTTACCGGCTTTCGGTGTCCATGTTGTTAGTTCATCTTCCAGCTTTGGCAATGATCCAAGAATGCTAATTTTGCCTTGTTCGTCTAATGCCGCCACTGGCTCGGCTCTCGTAAATTTGGCGCGCGAAGCCCAAACAAGCTTAACAGGAATATTCGGATCAACTGTTTTAATCATATGTTCGACCATGTCAC